GTGGTTGAAAAACCATTAACAAGGTTACTACCAATAGTAGCATCAACAGTTCCTGACATAGCAACGTTTACGGATGTTTCAAGATTTAAGAAAAGTTCTCTCTTGTCTGTTGTAGAAAGTGTTCCTGTATAAGGAAGAGAGTCCGAACCTGGCGCAGACGCAGTGAATGAACCATCCGATGCAATTGTTACGGGTATTGTCGTAGTATAGTAATATGTTGTGTCTGGTAGATCACTATAATCTTTTACTTTTCTGGTAAAATTAGAACCAGTGTAATACAATAGAGGCGCGTTAAACGGTTCTCTTAGAACTGTAGTATTTGTTGTGCTATCTGGAACAATATCGGCGCCAAAATCAGCAGTTGTTGCATTGTTACTATACAAGCTCTTCACAGATGAGAAGCTGTTGCTTCCTAGCATACGGATATCAGTGATATAGATATCTACTCTACCATCAGATGTTCCTAATACACCGCTGTTATATTCAACGCTCATAACGGTAGCTGTACCGATAGTATTACCTACAGCCGCTGCTGTAAATATGCCATTTGAAACTCTTCTATTATATCTGTCAAGAAGATCGATAGTAATACCTTCATCAAGTTCAAGATGGCCCGACATGTTATTGGCAGTAACATAAGATCCCATGAAAGCAGATACAATTTGAGAATTTACATTAATATATTGTGTAGATTTAGGAGTAATCAAATATTCTGGACGAATTATTTCAACTTCGTATCCCTTAACATAAGCTGTACCAGGATTAACGCGAACGGAAATTAAGTTTGCATCTGGATTAAGTGCTGCTAAAATTAAACCTCCATTTGTGCCTGAATCTGCGTTTTCTCTTAATTCAACATCGAGACCAGAAACATAGTAATCTCCGGACTCATCAAATGTTCTCTTTGCCAATTCATCTTTAAGAATACTGTATTGAGTTCTTTGATTGTATGTTTGAATAACACCATCTTTGATAGTGAAAAGAGTGGTAAAGTTTGGAACACCTTCAGTGTCATCAAATGCGCGAGATTCCAAAACTGCTGTTAGTTTTAAACGATCAGCACCTGGTGCAGAATAGTTTGAAGATTCAAGAGCTGGATCAAGTAGAGTGCTATCAACAGTATAATCAACAATATTTTCAATAATATTAAATCCAACTTTAGCTGTTGGATTATCATTATATCGATCTAAAATAACTTCCTGCTCTGGGAAGTATACAAAATGTTCTTTTGAGAATATAACACCTTCTGTAATACGAAAAACTGATCCTTTTCCTGTAGCATTTGATGATACAGTAACAACATTACCTACATTTGATACGAGAGTTTCATTGTTAAGAAATGTTTTTTGTGCTGTATTTGAAGAACTGACTGAAAGATAATCAACATAAAGTGTTTTGGTATTAGAGCTAATTTCAGAACCATCAGCAATAATATTAACATATGCGGTAATATTAGATGTTGCGCCACGAAGTACAACACCATCAAAGTTTGATAGTGTTATGTTATTATTTGAGTTATCAACATCTCTAATCTTTACATAGTCTAAAGCTCCAGAAGCCGAAGAATCATTATTTGCAAATAATTGAAAATTACCAGGAAGAACAATTGTACCTTCTTCAAAAATATGTCTACCAAATCGTGTGATCTGCTTTTGCAGAATTGTCTGCATTTGAGTAAGTTCGCGCCCCTGAACGGCAAAACCAGGCTTATAGAGGATTCTGTAATACTCTTTCTTATCTACATAATCGTCATAATATGGAGTTACATTCAAATCTGTTGATAAGTTGTAAGCCTCTGTATTTGCGTAATCTGAACCTACAGTCATTTAGTCTTTTTCCTCTTCACTGGGATTAAAATGAAACCACGATCTTAAAATCTTCTGTTTGATCTGTAGCTCTTTGAATTGGTGTAATATTATTTATGTACAATAAACTTCCTGTATATGGAGTAAAAGCTTTGTTAATGCTGCTTTGAACCTGACGAGAAGCTTTTGATGTGTCGCCTGTTAATGGATCAGTTGTTAAAGTTCCAGACACATCTATCAAGTTTAAAAGATTCAATCCAGAATTCCAACTTACAACTCTACCTTTAAATGATGCAGACGCTAGACTTATTCCTTGATAAACATATTCATCTTCTACATAGTTGTCGCCTACTGGATCTAACGTTACCGATGTTGTTTGTGAATATACTAGTCCAGAAGCTATTGTAGTACCATCTCTCAATACAGGATTTTTAATTAATGCTATCTGTCTAATTTCGTTTTGAGTGTCTATGATATCTGATTCCGAGCCTCTTAGTCTTGGATTAAGTATAACAAAAGATCCTCCAAGTTCTTCTACAGGATTAGCACCATGACCACCTGTAGGACTCATAATAACTCTTGCATTTGCTCCACTGCCATTAGCAGAAGTAAAGGCTGCATTAGCGTATGTGTAATTTTGCCCTTTGTTTGTAATTAAAATGCTTTCTATGCCAAATGTTGTTGTATTGACAGTTGCGGCAGCTTCAGCACCTGTTCCATCGCCAGTAATAGTGATTGTAGGAGGAGTAGCTACAGAATAAGCAGATCCTGCATTTACAATCTTTATTGATCCAATCGAACCTTGTACAGCACTATTTTGAACATGCCATTGCAATGTTCCATTATCTTCAGTTAGTGTACGAACTGGTATAAAATTGGTTGTGGTAAAACGAAGCTTTTCTTCATCCGATAGCTGATACATAAATTTCCAGATGTACTTATCGGATAACTGTTCGGCCAAATATGTATTGATGCTTGTTGGTTTAACTGTCGATGCACCGCTATTGTTATTGCCAAGGCATTTATATACATTCCATTCATCAGTAACAACATAAAACTTAACATCAGGATCATTCATATCTAAAGTTGCTTCGGAATCATCATATTCTGTATAAACTGTTCCTGATACCCAATCAAATCTGCGGATAGCAAGACGAATATCATTACCAACAATCTTCTTAGCACCAATCATATTTTTCCAAACTTGATTGAATGTGTCGATAGAGCTATTAGCTTGAGGAGGAGCACCTTCACTTGTCCATTCATCTACCTTACCGAATGTAAAGTAAACGTATGGCAGACTTGTATCTCCAATTGATGCCTTAAAATTCTCGGCATTATAGATTTGCATACTTTTAGTGTAAATTGAAGACATTTCTTTTCCTATTTTTACTATTTAGTATATAACTTTGCCAACATTCACTGTTCCCGAAGTGTTAGGAAGAAGCGTATTGGCTAGATATGTCGAAACAAGAGTGTTGGCAATATAAGGAACAGTGTTGATTATGAAGTAGTCTGTATTTACCACTGTTCTAATCTTATATGGTCCAGCCACACTATCGTAAGAAGCATTTACAACATTGGCAGCAACAGCCGTTGCTATGTTAGACGGCGATAAGTTACCTGTCAACCATTCCAGATATACAATATCATTGGTATTTAAACCGTGAGAACTATAGTTGATGCCCACATTTCCCTTATAAAAATCATATGTTCTGGTTATAGTGGAAACTAGATTGTCCGATGTTCCTCTAACAGAAAGATTTAGATTTGCTCCTTCATCCACAGTTAAATACTCACCAAATAGTTTCATACCAGCAGGATGTATTAGATTTTTAAGAACCGAACGATACTTATCTAAAGATTGCTTTACCTTAACAACATAAGAGAACTTCTGATAATAATCTCTGTCTTGAATAAAGTTGTATGAAGAGATATGACCATCGTCGTTTAGATATCTACCAGGATATGTAAATGTTCCTGTAATGATTGTAGCTACAGCTTGTGCAGTTCCATCACCAGATTGTGTAAGATTTAAAGTTGGTATGGTTGTGTATCCTGAACCGCGAGATAGAATTTCAAGACTTAAAATTTGACCTTCTACAGAGTTCGCAGAATATAAGGTTTCTCCTGATCCAAGAACAGCGGTAACTTGAATATTGGCATTAGAAGCTTGAGCATTTGCCGATACAACATTAGCTATTGGTAGCAATAGTTGTTCATATCCTGAACCGCCAGTAATTTGACCAGGAACACTCACGAACGCCACAGCACTGATTGTATTGGATTGTGCCATATCAACATTAGCAACTCTAGCTGCTGCACCAGATCCAGTTCCGCCAGGAACGTTTATAAACTCAATAGTGTCTCCAATATAGTATCCAGTACCACCATTAACAATTCTCATTTTACCAAGAATACCAAGATTTCTCACTCTTGTATTAGCTTGAGCGGTAATTGTAGGAGCGGTTAGATAACCAGAACCTAAATTGTATAGAAGAACGCCTGTGATTGGACCAGTGTTGGCATAAACAAAGTAAGAAAGAGAGTTTGCTAGTGTAGTGTTAGCATTAGCAGGATTTGTAAACCCAGAGAAATACAGACCATAGTTAATATTATTGATATTTGCATTTGCTATCGATTGTATAGTAGTATAGATAATATTGTATGAGTTAGGATGATAAAAGTTGTCTGCTGAAACTGAAGAAACATTTGCATTTGCTCCTGATCCGCCGCCACCAGTAATCAGGACTTGATTTCCTTTTTGGAATCCAGCACCACCATTTAGTGCTGCAATAGAGCTTAGATTACCACTACTAACGGATGTGACAATAACAACGCCGCCACTTCCAGTTCCACTCTCAATTATTACCTGATCACCAACTTGATATCTTGTTCCGCGATTAGTGATCTCAACAGTATTGATACCGCCAGAGAAAAGATTGGCCGTGATTGTCTTTTCAACACCGTTTTCAATAAAATTTGATGTTATTCCTTCACCCGAATCAAATGTTCTATACTGGTTTGATAGCTTAAGCTCACGAACAAGAGAAGTGCCTTCGTAGTATGATGAAGTTCTTTCGATTAGAGCAAATGCATTTGAAACATCGCCTGTGATTCTTCTATTGACGAATTTAGTTTCTATTCCTAAAGAACTGTTAGCAACACCATTAACTTTTATATTTGTGATCTTGACAGATTTTTCTTGGAACCATTTACCATCGGATACTCTTAGAATATCTCTCTGTGGGTAATAGAATTCAACATCTTCATCAAACAAAATTCTCATAAGGAATCTGATAGACTTTTCGGTACCTCTTGAACGATAGAAGTCCTTGATGTGCTTTAGAATAAGAGTTTTATCTACAGCAGTATCTTTTGGAATAAATGGAAGAAAGTTATCGTAGAACTTCTCAACAAAGATATCAGTCAGGTCAACATCTGCTTGATCTAATAGGTTCTTAGTGACGTTCACAACACCTGTTTGCTGTTCTAAGAATTCATAGTAAGCTTCCACAAAAGCGACGAAGTTTTCATGGTCGTTCCTAACAAAGAACGGAACTTGCGATTCGATTAAATTTGATATTTTGTTGTTGCTGATCATCTTTTATGCTGAAACAATTTCTATTTGATATGAGAGCGGATTATCAACATCAATGTCTATAATCTTATTTCTGATAGAGGTAATAATTTCTTTGTCTACAAATGTATTTATCGTCAATACATTTGGTTCATAATAAGCATTTGTTGCTACCGACACAGGTAATAGAGACTTAAGAACAATTATACCATTATCATAGTCTATTGTTCCAGCATTATTGTTGACGAATACTTTTTCGCCATTTTCGTTTAGATAGTATGTTCTAAGAGTTCCGACGCGAGACTGAAGAATAGGATCCACAACAACACCTGATCCTGTTTCTCCCGATATAGTTACAATAGCTCTTGTATAATTAGAACCTTTATTGGTCAATTCAATCGACGCAATTCTACCACCATAAAGTTTAGCAATACCTGTTGCTCCTGTGCCATCGCCGACAATAGTAACTGTCGGAACTGTGCTGTAGTTTACACCGCCATTTACAATATCGATTCTATCAATACCAGAGCTTATTGATGGCACCTCTTCAAAGAATACCTGTCTTGTAACAAAGTTAGTATCAACAATGCCTAATGAAGGATAAGATGATATTGAGCTATTGAAATCGCCTTTCTTTATAGGTATTCCATAATCAACGGTATAGCTTTTTGTTTGACTTAGTGTGATTGGAATTCTCTTTTGAAGTATAACCTTAATATCGGAACCAGTGATAGATTTTTCCGAGTCCTGAATATACTGCTGTATTACCGACTTTTGAAAACCAGACTTAAACTTACCGAGATAGTCTGTCTTATAGTCTTCAATAGAAGCAACGACAAAGCTTTTAATCTGGGCCGCTGTGTATTGAGTTAAAGTCGGATCATAATATACGTATCCGCGAACAAAGATGTATGTATAAGACGGATCAACGATTTCAGGTATAACAGTTAAGACGTTTCTATTTGTGATTAGACTGTTCTTAATGCTTTCTTTTTCCAAATTAGTTAAGAAGTAGTTTTCCTTAGTCTTCAATGATAAGAATACCTTACCGTAAACAACAGGAATATTGTCTTCACCGCCCCATACAGCCACTGAATCGATGTTTGGATAGTCTTTGGTAACCAGAGTTTCATAGTCATATATGGTAATAGCGCGGTTCTGTGCTGAGTAGAAGTATGGTGCACGATACTTGACCTGCTCAATTGTTTCTTTCTCAGTACCAGAATATGATGCACCAGTAGAAGATATGCGAACATTATCATTGAATGAGCCAACCGATTCAACAATTGTAAAGACATTGATCTTATTGGCTATTGAACCGGCATTGTCAATGTATGTGATATTGATGATATTGCCATTTGTAGGTTTCTTGCCAATTACATCATCACCGAAGTAAACTCTATAATTTCCATCTTCGTTTTCTTCAATAAAGTATACCTTTGAATCTCTTGTAATTTCGGTCAAATCTTCTGCAATATTATAGACAAAGGTATCTGTATTAGATGAAGATTGTTGAACAGTAACAATTACTGTATTAAGATCAACGTTTGCAGATGGTATTTCAAATCTTCTCTTGGTATTTGTTGAATCCATTAGAAACTGGCGTGTGACAACTTCGCCTTGTTTAATGGTAACATTACTGAATAAGAATGAACTTCCGTCTTTATTGACTGTATCCGAATTCAAAGCAACAAATGGATAGTTGATACCATCAAGAGAACCACCGAAGAATCTGGTATATTTGTCTAGTGTTAGAGTAGAGGTTCCTTGATCTTCATTTACTGAAGGCGTTACTAGAATGTTCAGCTTAGTTTCCGCGCCATGGCTGCTTTCCGGCACGTAATTGATAAGCTTGGCATGGGATACGGTAGACTGGCGCAGCTTCGAAGTATCAAGGAACATTTCATTGGCAATCATGTTCAGGTAGAACGCATTATAGTGAGTGTTATAAGCCAAAAGATCCAGCAGAACATTCATACCTGAACCTTCAAAGTCAAAGTCCTGGAATCGCGACTGGCTTCTTAGGAACGTTTTTAGATTATTCTTGATTGAATCAAAATCAAGATCGGTAACTGTTAGCGTTGTATTAGCTGGCATTAGCGGACTCTTTCTAGGAATATTGTGGTGGTCAGTGGCTCGTTTCTATTAAGAACAATAAAATCAAGTCTTGCTGTATATCCGTTATTATCATAGTCTGGTATAACTGTGACTTTTAAAAGCTCTACACGCGGTTCATAGTTTTGAATGACTTCTGTAATTGCATTTTCTAAGAAATTAGCAACAAGCGGAGACATATTATCAAATAGTAATTTAACGGCATTCGAACCAATACCAGGTCTAAAAGGCTTTTCATAGAAATTTGTAAGGACTAAATTACGAACCGAACGCTTGATAGCATCAGCACCAGTCTTAACAACCACATCTTTTGTCATAGGATGTGCGATGAAATCCAAATCTAAATCGGAATAGTCTGGTGTTCTTGATATTACTATTGGTTGTGCCATGTGATTATTTATGTTTCTCTAGCAGGTGATGTTGGTTTCTTAAATGTAACTTCGGTAGAATCAGCATCAACAGAAGCACCAGAAGCAAGTAGAATATTAGGTGCGCCATCGGAACCATCAGCAGCAATAGAACCGCCTTTTAGTGATATTTTGCCGCTTGATTTTAGATTCAAAGCTGAATCGGATTTCATATGCATACTGCTACCAGCTTCTATCATCATTTTTCTACCTGATTTAATTCCAACGGCTTGTTTAGCACCAAGGGCTACGGAATCACTGGTAGACAATAAAGATAGACCACCATCGGATGCAATAGTGGTAATACCCTGAGATGTAATTTTGGTTGACCCCTCAATATTGGTAGACATTTCCTTTGCAGTCGTATCCATATTACCACGAATTGTTTGATTTAAATTCTTAGCTGTCACATTCATATCGCCATGGACAACCGTATTATGATTTCCCTTGACAGTCACATTATAATCTCCGTCTACACTGAGGCTTCCTCCGCCTTGAACAGTAATATCTTGAGCGCCAGTGACAAGAATTCTATTCTCACCAAATATAATCTGATACATTCCATTCTGGGCGCCAATAGATATAGCACCATCAGGCATGAATTGGATCATAGAACCACCGCGATGCTGAATGGTTACATGTTCACTGCCCATGGTATCATCAGTCATAATGACATGCCCCGATCTAGTCTTGGCCAATACATTATAATTTGGATACTCACCGCCAGTATCTCTTGCATCTGGCGGACCAGACCATTCAGCTGGTGTTACGTTCTTAGGATTACCTGGTGGTTTATAAGCGCCCATAATTCATCACTTTCTTATTTAACTGCATCAAAAATATTACCCACATTATGTCCAATATCATTCGCTTTATTTAATAGTGTTTGGGCTTGTGATCCCGGAGCAATTACTTTTTCCATCATGCTTTTAGCTATTCCTTGTTTATCTGGTGGCAGTCTATTAAACATATCGGACATAACACCAGATGAACTACCAAACATATTACCTAGAGAAGCACCAGGGAATCCAGCACCAGAAGACATTAAACTACCAAACGCATCAATTGCTTTCTGGACTGGCTCAGGAGTTGTTATTTGAACTGCTCCAGTAGCCGATAAACTCATAGATATATCACCAAACGCTGTAGGAATAGTAAATGGTGTAGCCGCTAATTTATCTAAACCGAATAATGATGTGTCGGATTGTAGACGCTGCATATTGCTAATTACTTCACCGAGAGACTGATTGCCCTTTAATATAGAAACAGCATTGGTCAAGTATGTAGTAGGATCCACCTTACCCGATGTAGAAAATCCACCGCTTTCCGATATTTCCATTGACTGCATTAGACTAAACATATTCTGCATACCCTGGGCTAATTCAGGTTTTAGTGATGATAATAACTCATCGGCCACAGATGAGGTAAGCGATGTTAAAATATTACTTACCGAAAAATTGGTACCAGGCAAAGCAGAAAGCATAGAACCAGTTAGAATATTACTGAAAGATTGAGTGGCTGAAGAAACACCAGTTATTTGCTTTAATGGCATACCAGCTAGATTATACGATGCTCCGTGAGATTGCATACCTTTTAGTAGGTCGTGCTTATGCTTTTGACCTTTTTCCTGTATTTGACGGATTCGAGTACCGCCAGACATGGTCTCTTTTACATTAGGTGGAGTATTGATATTTAATTCGGTAGAAAAAGCCTCAACCAAAGCTTTTAAAAAGGTATTTAAATTTTTATTACCTGGTTGCCCACCATCTTGTCTATTTGTTGGTATTGAACCAAGAACAATTAATGAAGAATCGCCGGGCGGACCACTCTTCATACAAAGCATAGCCTGACCAGGATCTGGGCAACCATTAAATGATGTAGCACCGCCTTGACTTGATGGCATAATCATAGGTGAAAAACCACAGTCTTCCTTATTTACAAGATTGCCATGTACTTGTGGGCAAAATATTCTTACACCATTTTGATTTGGCGCTGGATCTCCCTCATGGCCACCGATAACAATACCAACCAGCATATTGTTTTCTTGTGTCGGATCTCTTGGTCTACTCATATTATACTATTCCCTGTCCTGCTGTCTGTGCTACACATTCCATTGTAGTGGTAGAAAAACCACCGCTTTTAAGTGAATGTTTTAAATTAACGATTAAATATCTGCCAGAACCATATAATAATTTATCTTCACGACCTGCAGAACCCTCGACGCCTTTTCTAGGGAATTCAACGTCAATCATTTTGCCTGCATGTAGCATTGGATTCCATGGTACTGTAAGAGATAGAGCTATTTTGTCTTGCTCTAATAATGACATTCTGGCCTGTCTTTTTAATAGGTATTTCTCAATTTCAGAGGCGCACTGATCTTGGTCTTGTTCGGTATTAAAATTAGACTTACCTAAATTCATATTACCACCGCCTAATCCACACCCAGCAGCTTGATTACCAAACAAACTGTGAGTGCCTGCCATCGGGTTAGAGCTTATCATTGAACTAATAAAGCTGCCATCCACATCAATACCATTTAGAATATCTGATAATAAATCAAAATCACATGGGAAATTATATGTCATTATACTAAGTGGATTACCATAGCCAGCAACAGAACCTGTCTCAGAAAATACAAATGGCTCATTAATAGCTGGTGCTTCTTTGGTAAGCGAATAAATTGATCTGAAGTGGTGTGTGCCAAGGTTCTCATAGGTCATATAATGAACAAACGATGGGTCATTACCATTAGCCAGAGCAGCATTGGCTTGCTGTGTTACCACCTGAAACGGGTGAATATTCTCAGCGATATAATCGCGCATTGGTGTGCAAGATTCCACATCTAAGCTTTGGACACCAGCGCAACCTTGTAATATTTGCGACACAATATCAGATGGAGCGGTGCATTTCCATGACTGTGATACCAAGCTTCTGGCATCATTTAATAAGCTATCATCGCAGGCATGAATACGGAATTGTTCGTTATTATTATTTAATGACTTAACTCCACTTGAATCAGGACGTTGGTCGCGCTTATCTATACGGTATATTCTTTGAGATATATCCATGGTTGATTCCATACCAAAGTCCTTGAGAATTTCTCTCTCAATTCGAATATCCATTATTTTATTCTTGAAATCATCAAAATTCTTTGGTGGTCCAACTACACCATTACCATCCGGTGATGCATGGAGAAAGCTGTCTACTAATATTGACGTTTGGAGACCAGGAGTTAATAGACTTTCTCCTAGTGTAATTTCACGGATAGTGATTTCTCTGATATTATTCTCGTTTACACCACCAAAACCTACCGTAAACTCGACCTTTGATTCACCCAGTGTTGGAGTATTAATATTTACCATGCTTTATACAACTCGTCTCATGAATATTGGTGTATTTTTATTTGTAAGAATACCAAACTCAGTATTCATTTGAGTGTAGTATTCTTTCTTGATTATTCGAATGGTACGTTTGGCCTCGTTTAATTCATTCTCATAATCATAATAGGTAACCTTATTACCGTATACTGTCTCAATTATTGTCTGTCCATCTATTGTTAGATTGGTTGGAGTAACATCTTGTATAGCCGCTATACTACCCGGACCTTCATAATAATCATGTGGCACATCAAGCGCATCATCGGTTAATCTTGTTTTATTAATTTTAAATCGGTTTTCAGTGGTTACCTGAGCTGATTGATTTTCTCGTATTACCACCTTCTCATAATGGTGAACAGAGGCATCATTTGTTAAATCTTGAGTCCATGCGATTACCTCATAATCTTCTGGTGTTCTTTCAAGGCCTAAGTCTTCTTTTGCCATACTACGATACTTATCTGCAATATATTTTGGAAAGACAGTTGAAGTCAGCGGCCAGTCATATTGAGCGTCTATCATATCATTGGCATATAATATCATCCAGTGAGCCTGTGGATCACCATATATCTTTGCCGCAAGTATTTCTGGTGTATCGCCATCACGTATAATATAGCGTATATATGATGAAGAGTTGCTTAGAGCTTCACGAATAACAGAGGTACGGAACAAAAGGTTCCTAATTGTTTGGAAACTTGAATACTTAACACCTGATATATTATAGCGAATTATTGGAAATTTATCAAAAAAACTGCTCATTCTTAGAATCCTTGGAGAACGCGGCGCTTGTGGACAACTTCAATTTCTCTCATGCCTAAGCTTAGTCTTGCTGCTACTGGATGCCCGTTAGAGAATGTAGAATAAACACCCGTTGGTGCATAGTCTACCTCAATACGATCCAGTACGCAGGTATTAATTCTTGGAATATTGGTATTTTCTACACCCTTATCAAAGAAGGTAATATCAAATTCAGCAGGTGGAATCCATGTAAACCCAGCTGTGGTCGAATCAAGCTCGGGTGCTGCGTGATATCTGAGAGTGCGAATAATCGCTTTCATATTCTCGGACTCTTGCTCGTTTCTAGGTGCCATTAAAAATTCGAGAACAAACTGGCGCAAATTAGTTTTAGAAAATAATACCTCAACGCGCGGATTAATTGGATAACCTAACATGCTGGATATATTACCTAAGCCATTTAAAGTGGAACTAACCAATGAACCGAGAGAGCCTCCGCTTTCGGCTCCGCGTCTACCACCAGCACGACCACCGACAAATTCACCAGCAATACCAGCAGCACTAGATAATAGCCCGCCGGCCATACCAGTCAAACTGATTTCCTGGTATTCATTTGTTGTATTAAATATTACTGGATTGGGCATGAATAGTGCGATGGATTCTTTAATGCGGCGAGTATATCTCGGGATAGACAATGGTTCTCTTTGTAAAGCTCCATATCCTGTTACTGGACTGGTACCGCCTACATTAACAGCATTACCAAAACGCAATGTGTCCACCTTCGAATACTCATTCTGCATTATATTTTGACCAAATTGAGCGCCACCATACGCTGATCTGGCTGAACCGGTACGAGCAAATACAGGCACGTTTATGTTTATCACTATATAATGACCAATATAATCATTGGCCAAATCAGATGGAAATACACGATATCTAAAATCGTATTCGGACTGACCCAGGGTATCATCATTAACATTATAACCAAATAATAAGTCACCAGCTCTTGTAATCGAATTATCAAGAACAGAAACAATATTCTGAGGCGCCCCTGTGATACCTTCGAATGCGTTCTGTAGATCGTCTAAAATTGACATTGAATTGTCCCTGGAATTGTTTTCTATATATTTATATGAAAACTTACAAGGGCAGATATAGCCCAAAGCACCCGGAAAAATATAAAGGCGACCCAACGGGAATAATATACCGTTCTTTATGGGAACGAAAGCTAATGGTATATTTGGATGAGAACAAATCGATTATTCAGTGGTCATCTGAGGAAATAGCAATACCATATATATCACCACTGGATAATAGGTACCATAGGTATTTCCCTGACTTCTATATAAAGGCTATCGATAAGAATGGTAATATCACAGAACAACTATTGGAAGTAAAGCCCAAGAAAGAAACAACTGAACCCAAGAAAAAGAAGCGTATTACCAAACAGTACATTACTGAGGTAACTACATGGGGCAAGAATCAAGCTAAATGGAAAGCAGCAGAAGAATACTGCTTAGACAGAGGATGGCAGTTCAAGCTTATTACTGAGACTGAATTAGGTATCAAATAGTATTATTCATTCATACAGCACATAGCCATTATATAGTCATGTCAAGTGGCTGTCAAGTGAAATAAATACAATTATGGCAAAAAATTATACTTCACAAGAAATCGGCAATTGGATGACGGGCAAGGCCAAGAGTGCTTCTGGCTACCGTACCAAAATCATGTCTAATAATGAGCGCAATAGAGACGGCACCGTAATAGGTAAAATGTACTTTTTCTGGTACGATCCAAAGCACAAAGCCACCCTTCCAATGTACGATAGATTTCCCTTGGTATTTCCTATTGAGCGTTATCCAGATGGCTTTTTAGGCCTTAATCTGCATTATCTCTCATTTGGAGAGCGTAGCGCACTATTAAATAATATGATGAAATTCCGTAATAATAACCACATGAATGCCACCACCAAGCTCCGTGTCACATATGACTTATTAAATAGCACCAGCAAAATAGCTGGTGCAATGCGCCCATGCATTAAGAGATATCTATTCACACAGGTCAGATCGTCCTTTGTTGAAGTCACAGCGGATGAATGGGATAAGGCCATGCAATTGCCTGTCGCAGCATGGGTTTCAAAAGGATAGAAATAAATGCCCAGTTTTAAAATAGATAATCAACCAAGATATTTAAGAATGCAGGACTTCTATGCTTATTCCAGTGCTTTTCAAAGCCTGGCTAAGTCATGTCGATTTGCCATACAGATCACTCCAAGTGGTATTAATTCGACATTGAATAAGCTTGGGTATGGTGATTTTATGAGACAATTCACATATCTATGCGAATCAGCAGAGTTCCCTGGTCGTGGCTTTGATATGGCAGATATGAGATATTATGGTCCAAGCTTCAAGATACCATACCAGTCCGACTACCAAGAAACAGCTATGACATTCCTATGCCGTACGGACTCATATGAAAGACAATTCTTTGATGATTGGATGGAAATAATTAATCCAACCAATACATTTGACTTTGCTTATAAGGATAATTATAAGTGCGAGATTAATATGTTTCAATTTAGCGAACAAGCTGCAACATCAGGCCAGACAGAACCGCTGGCTACCTATGCATGGACTCTACATGATGCATGGCCTGTCCTTGTTAATCCACAGCCAGTCACATGGGCAGACGATAATTTCCAACGTCTGGCTATTTCTTTTACATATACCAAGTGGACTCGTAAGAATAGAGATCCAAAATCAGGAACATTTAAATTAGTGAGAGACGGATCAAACGTTCGAGTTTAATATAAAGGATGAAAATATATGACTATACCTAAAATTGATGTGCCGATTTATGATATTACCTTGCCATCGACTGGTAAGACTATTAAGATTCGACCATTTCTGGTAAAAGAAGAAAAGCTTTTATTAATGGCAATCGAATCAGGAGACAATGAGAATATCATCAAGACCACTAAGCAAGTAATCAATAACTGTATTGTGTCTGGTGATCTTGACTTAGAAAAGATACCATTCTTTGATGTGGATTACCTGTTTATAGCACTGAGAGCCAAGTCTATCGGTGAGAATATTGAGACTTCCTATATCTGTAATAATCTGGTAGATGGTATTAAATGCGGTGGTGTATTTGAAGCTGTTATTGACATATCCAATTGCGTCATCGAAAAGAATGATGAAATTAGTATGGATATTACTCTATCAAATAAGATCGACATTAAGATGAAATATCCATCTTATTCTATTATGAAAACAATTACGGGCAATGAAAGTAATTTTCAAAAGAAAATCAGAGTTATTTCCAGCTGTATTGAGCGAATTACCTCAGGCGATAAGACATACTCAAGCAAGGATTTCTCAAAGGAAGAACTGGTAGAATTTATTGAGGGTCTTACAAGTGAGCAGTATGTTAAGCTGGAAAAATTCGTAGATAATCTACCTTCGTTTGCTATTAAATCTGGTGGTGTATGTGGTAAGTGCGGATTCAAGCATGAGATAAAGTACACGGAATTTACCCGTTTTTTTCAATAATGCTTGGCCATGACAAACTAATGAATCATTATAAGACTAACTTTGCACTCATGCAGTTCCATAAGTATAGTCTTACCGAATTAGAGGGAATGATTCCTTGGGAAAGATTTATATACGTTGATTTGCTCAAAGAACACCTAAAAGAACAAGAGCAGAAAAATCGTGACCAAGCAGCAACATTTAAGAAAGCACAGAGAAGATAAATGGCATTCAATCTAGAAGGTATGACAGTCGATTATAAAACCATGTATCGTATGGTACCATCGGATCGATTTGCAGTGGCTCAAAGCGGCATAGCTAATGATCTATTGTCTTCTTTGACTCCGGGTCAATTAGCTAATCTATTTCCTAGATATTATAGTAATAGACTTCCAGATATAGGCAATTCAGGATCTACATCAGCCCTTGGAGGTGCTTTGTCTGGAGGCACCTCATTTGGTAGTGGCGGCGGCGGTTCATACTCTCCCGCATCTGCCGGTGGTTCAGCAGCACCATCTAAAACAGCGCAGCAAATGGCAGTAGAAAGAATCCTATCAGAACATGGTATTACAGCTAAAACAGAATCCACAACTCTCACTGGTAAAGAAGGACAAGTTTTAGCTACTATCAGACACCGCGAATCAGGCGGGAATTATGCGATTGAAAGTAAATCATCCAGCGCATCTGGTGCTTATCAGTTTATCGATTCTACATGGCAAACTCTTACAGCAAAATATGGAGTTGGTACAGAATATGGTAGAGCAGCATGGGCACCTCCAGCAGTCCAAGATGCCGTAGCAAAAGCTTATGTAAAAGAAATTTTAGCTCAAAATGGCGGTGATATATCCAAAGTGCCTCTGGTCTGGTATACAGGCAATGCTCAAGGTCAAATGTCAGCTCAAGCTTTGGCTGTGAATGGCGGTCTAACTCCACAGAGATATCAATCCAATTGGATGAATGACTTTAGTAAGTTTGCAAACATTGCAGAAATCGAATCGTCGGTTGATGATATCAAGAGACTTGAAGACTTGAAAGCCGAATTGATACCTCTTTCTGAGGAAATCAGAAGTCAACTGGATGCCAAGACGCTTGAGATATACGATAGAGGATCCAATGAGCAGAAGTGGAATATTGAACAGGCTATTAAAATAGCTGGCGTTCAAGGATTTAATCAAGAATTGAGTAGACATCCTATCAATGAAGCAACAGTCACAGCCACCTCTGAGAGATTTTCTGTATTGAGAGGCAACATCGATGAGGTAAATCCAAAGCTCCAGAATGTTATTAATGCTGCTTCTGGTGATTTACCTCCTGGTTATAGTGTTAAAGCTATCTCAGGTAAAGATTCCCGACTAAGAACAGGAACACAGAACCATCCTGCAGGTCTAGCAATGGATGTGCAGATATATGATGGTGATGGAAACTTAATTCCTCATAATAGCAACAGTCCTGGTTGGAAATATTATGAGATGTTATATAGATCCGCGCACATTCGTGGTCAGCAAATGTACCCAGATGATAAGTTTATTTGGGGCGGCGCTTGGATATCGGATGCTGCTGGTCGCGGTGATCCTATGCATTATCAGATTGTGGATCCATCTGTGCGCGGATCATCAACTTCATCTGGTAGATATTCTTTTGATAATGGTCTAGACCCATCACATCCATTTGTTAGAGAGGGTGGACAATTAAGCGCAAAAGAAAGAGAAGACTATGACGCTTCCGTATTGGCCAGAATTCAAGCTGAAAGAAATGCATCCGATCCTGTAACAGCCGCTCAGAGTAATATGCAGTTACCTCCTTCGCCAGTTCCTGCGGAAACACCACCACCTCCTCCTGCACTATCAGCTGGTGGTACTGTAGAAATGACTCCTGGTGAGAACATTGCTGGCATCAATACAACAACTGGTAAAGTCGAGTTTATGAGTAATGATAGGGAATTGTATACCAAAGATGACCAGGGCAATCTCCGAGTTGATCCTTCTACCATTAGACAGGAAGATCAAAAGACTCAAACAGCGCCTGCTGAACCACAAAGAATGGAAATGCCAAATCAATCTATACAATCAAAACCACAACAGCCAATGCCAGTAAGTACACCTGATCCAAACTTCTTAGACACAATGTCCTCTGGTTCAATGGCATCATCACCATCACAATTGAGAGCATTGAACAGAGCAAAGCTTTACAGTGAAAATAGTGGTAGTTTAGTCAACGGCCACTTCTCATAATAAAAAAGGGCAGCCGCGAAGCTGCCCTTTCTACTCTCACGCTGCAATTATTCGTCTGCAAGACCCTTGAAGTAGTTAAGGTCTTCGTCCTCAGTATCAAATGGCACATCATCTGCGACAGACTTACGAGCCTTTGCAGCCTCGAAGTTTGGCTTCTGAGTAACAGAATCGGTGATCTGGTCCTTGACAGGAGCATCAGCCGAGCCGAGAGTTGCGCCAAGAACGTCCTCGAGCTTCCGCTTGAGTTCGTCGTATGACTTGAAGTTCTTAGGATCCAGAACTTCCTTGAGAGAATGCTCGGACTTCCAAATCTTCTCAAGCTCTGCGTCATCATCAAGCAGAGGACCAGGAGTGTCAAACGATGAGGTATCGTAGTTGACATAACCAGCGACCATCTTAGAACGGAGCTTGAAGTTAGCACCAGACCAGAAATCGAACGGGTTGAGAGGCTTGTCGCCTTCATACTCGGGATTCATAGCAGAGGTGAGCTTGTCGAAAATCTTCTTGCCGAACTTGTACAAGAAGACCTTGCCTTCGTTAGCAGGATTAGAAGGATCCTTCACCACATAGATGTTAGCAACATAGTGGAGACGGCGCTTCTGCTCACGGGCTTGCTTACGCTGCCATGAGTTTTCATCGCTTGAAGCATTCCAAAGTTGAGAGTTGAATTCGGACACAGGATCCTTTTGTCCGAGAGAGGTAAGCGAGTTCTCAATGAACCACTTACCGGTGGGGCCCTTGAAGCCATGATCGAAATAGCGAATCCAAGGAAGAGCATCATCGCCATCTACTGCGGGTGCAGGCAGGAAGCGAAAGACCGCCATGCCGTTGCCGGCCTTATCGCGGTTGAGCTTCCAATAGCGTTCATCTTCCGCACGGCCTTCGCCCTGAGGTTGATTGATCTTTTCGATTTCCTTGGTAAGACGACCAATATCGGCCGAAGACTTCTTGAGGGATGCAAAGTTTGACATTGTATTTTCTCCGTATGACAGTGTATGTTGAGTATAATAGCACAGGAATCTCCCTGTGTCAAGTGTATATAGTATCTTCCACATGAGATTTCAAGAGGTCTGCGAACTTTTTTTTGTCTATCTGTGGAAGAATAAACGGCGCAAACTTCTTGGCTTTGAAACTAATCTTAGACCAAATGAAATCATCTGGTAGTTTAGCATCAAACTTCGGAACGAACTGGATAAAATAGTTGAGTATCACAAAGGTCTGATAAGATATAGATCCAGCCATCAGAGTCGGTATAATGTTTGGATATTGACTATCAAACCGTAAGGCGGGTTTGATATCTCCTATCGTCGCCAGTTCGTTCCGAAATACATAAGACATGGATTGGTTGGTTTTCACATATGCTGTTGTGGTATCAAACGCTTCATCATCAAGTAGGTCACCAACCCATGTCTTATCTTTTAGTAAGTTGGCCACCAAATGATCCTGCATGTTATCGCAGTTTCGGGCCAACTTTTCAAACTGAAACCTATCTCTCCTTGAGAGGTAAGTTTCCTTGCTAACATGCCTTGTCTTACCATTATACTTGAAGTAATCGTAAGAGTCAAGATTAAAATGGTTTTTCAAAGCAAGATAGAGACAGAATGTTTCATATCCTGTTATTCTCATACTGGCAGTTTATATGTGTTCGACTTCGGTAAGAAATGTAACTCTTCAGCCTCAATCTTAATCTTGGACTTCAACGCACCAGATATCATCTTAGCACCAATTTCCACTTCTAATCCAATCTCATCACAATACTCAATCACTGCTTCCATATAACTGATACTCTTGGTCTTCGCAATCGTTTCAATCTTGAACGAGAATGTTGTCACTTCATCTTTGGAGGGTGCCATTACTTGGCCTTATCCGGTTCATATTCTTTTGAGAGCTTATAGTTTGTAATCACATCGATCATTTGCTTTTCACCATTTCTTTCGATTAGGACTTTGATCTTTTCATCAGCGCCGCTCATTGTGGCCATTTCGGAAACTAAACTGTTAACATCGGTAACTACCAGTCCAGCAGGATGATTGTTTGGAGTATAGATGGCCAGTATCTTGTCATCCACTTTGATTCCAGCCTTATCAGCAGCGCCATTCGCATCAAGTGAGTTTACTATAACAGAGTTGCCGTCATCTGTCAACCCAATACTTACATTCATTGCTCTCCATCTTACTTCACCGAACATTTGGAAATCACCAAGAACTTTCTTGAGTAGAACGGATGGAATACAGAATCCATATGAGCCACCCTTTCCTTCAAACATCAGTTCGCTAACACAGATAACTTCACCGTATTCGTTGAAGACAGGGCCTCCTGAGTTGCCTTGGAAAATCTTAGCATCAACTTGATCCACATACTTTGGATTTGATCCTACGCGACGATTCTTGGAAGACATAATACCTTCGGAAACTGTCCATGTGAGTCCCCAAGGATGACCAATAACAACCACCTTATCGCCTTCTAATGTTTCACGACTATCACCAATCGGAAGAATAACTGCTCCCTCATTTTGCTTAAACTCATCCCACTTCTTTAACTTAAGAATGGCTATATCAACAATAGCATCTGTGCTAATGACCTCAGCTTCATAGCGAGTTTGGTCATTGGCAGACACAACCGTTATTGTTCCATTGCCTTGAATAACATGATCATTTGTAACGATTAGATTCTCACCTATAATGAATCCAGTACCGATACCTCCATTTGCGGTATCGAGTTTGTTTTCTATGAGAACGGTGCCTTTTTTAACCTCACGAACAAGATGTTCCGTGCTTTTTATAGAACCAAGTCCTCCTGTATAAAGGACAATATATGCTGTAATGAACGATATTACGATTATATAAATGACTAGAAGAGAATGTCTTATAAGCGATAGAGAATTTTGGATAAAACAATTGTTCATGGCTGTTTTCCTTTCGGAGGTGGTGCCCCCTGTTCTACAATTTCCAGATCACCAGGTGTCTTTGGTTTGTAGGTGTCTTTTTGATTAGATAATAGTTTATTCATTATGTCATTCATAAGAGTACCAATCTCACTCAAATCATCCGTACCATCTTGACCTTCACCGCTGCTTTCTTTAGGCGGTATACCATTTATACGAACTTCTTTACCTTCAGCCATTGCCTGTTTTGCTTTTTCAAACTGAGCAGCGCGGTTGTTCGAATACTCCACATAGAATGTCTTTGGTGCTATGCGTGGATATAAGTATTTATACGATTCAGGTTTTTCAGTCAAAAATATTGATATATAAATGCCGCCTTTGTCTGTAGATGATGGATTAACAATCACAACAGACGCAAGAGTACCTTTGACTTCATTTGGTTCTTCTGCGGGCCATCCTTTTACACCATCAAGTGCGAAATACACACAGTTAGCAAGAACAACAAACAACGCAATAGAAGCAAACTTCACAAGAGAGTTATTCCAATACAAGGATATTGCCATCACAGCAACAGCAAATAGTGCGAATACTAATAGAAATGTCTGTGTCATTGCAATCCTCTCTCGCCTCTAACAGAAACGAAATCGCTCATAGTGCGAATGATATTCTTTTGATCATCCATAACAAAGCGTATCGCAGTCTTTTCTTGCCATACAAAATCCATCTTCATGTGAATGGTCTTCTCGACCACAAGATTTGGATTGATCCTGATCACTTCAACAACTAAAGGAACTTCAATCGGCTCATCAATAGGTAGCCCCAAGTTACTTTGAGCACTCAAGCATGAGTATAGATGTAAGTTCACGACATATTCACCAGGGAATGTACCGCGTAGTGTTATGTACTCTTTGTTATCTGGATCAATAACAACTTCTTCTCCGTTGATATCGTACACGCTTCTACGCTTACCCATATCATCACGCTCGAAATACATCAAGCCAGATTCTGGTATTTTGTATGAAACGACATTGTTTAATGGATCACGCACCCACAGATCAACATCACAATCAACAGCCTCAGGCCATTCCAGTGTGATTATGTAATCGGCATTCTTTTTGATGCCTTCGTTGTTCTTTGTGATTGGTGCTATGAGAAGAGTTGTGAGTATGAACAGGACAACTGTGCCTGTCAATAAATTGATCAGTAGGTCAATATATGCGGTACGAAAATCAAACTTCTTATGGTTTATCATCGTAGATCACCACATACAATAATGTCTTGGTGATCAGGCTTGATAGAATACCGACAGCATTAGTGTATAGCGCGATTCCCAATCCAACAGACATGTTAGCAAGTAACTTGGCCAGACTTGTCGCATCGGTAACTGAGGCCGAGGTGATGCCTGACGATAAGAGGTAAATGAAGCCAATAACGGTACCTAACATACCGAGCGCCAACATCTGTTCGGAACCAAACCAAACAGCATCGATCAACTTTTTATTATCTCTTGTCTTGTTTGTGTATGCGATAAATCCAATCGC